TAACCAACACGTACAGCACCTAGCTTTATAGTTCTTGGCTCCCACTTACCATCTAGCCACATCTGTCTCTTCTGTCTGTCAACTGGGCCGTTGCCGTTAAGATCACCACGCATCCATGCCATAGCTGCCATAAATGTAACAGCAGAGCCTATTGCCAATCGGCCTGTTTGTAACGCCTGTGCGTTAGCTAGCTCTTCAACTGTGGTAATACCATACTGACGTACACTACCTAGATCTTTAGGATTAGCGAGTGCGATATCGTTAAACTCTTTGACTAAGAAGTTAAAACCGGGTGTATACTTACCTGTTAGTGCAAGACCGTTGACACCAGTTCTAGCAAACAAAAAGAATGGTTTAGCTAATGGTGTAGCAGTAAACACATCGTTTAGACCCTTTGCAAAGCCTGTGAGTTCCTGTGTAAGTGTAACTTCTTTACGTGCAAATGATAAAGCTTCGTCTGTGATGTTACCAGCAGAATCATATAGCTGTGAGTAAAAATCATCTTCGTAAGCTTTCATCAGTTTACGAGTTATCTTTGGTGTAGATATGCCATTGTCCTGTAGTTCCAAGACTCTACGCATAGCCTTCTCACGCATCTTTGCACGTCCAAGTATAAAACCAAACGCATCGTCAGTTGCAGCCATAATCTTAGTAGAGTATGTTAGCAAGTTACTGTTGTTCATTTGACGTGCCATGTTAGCTACACGAAACGCTGCTGTTTCTCCGGGTGTAGCTCTACCACTATCTTCTGCCCAACGACGTAAGATCTCCCAGTTCTCATCACCTCTGGTAAAGTCTACATAACGAGTCTTAATACTTGATATGTCGCCCTTCCAGTATGAGTTTAGTTTAGTTCTAAATAATTCAAACGACTCAGGTACAGCTTCTACCATAGCGTTTATAGACGCAAGACTAGATCTAAGTGTAGCTGTGTCACCGTTAAATGGGTAACGTATAGCAGCACCTAATGCTGTAGATAGAGGTCTTAAAAATGTTGCAGCAGATGTACCCATGATTGCTCGGATTGGTGTTTTTGGGCCAGATAATATACTATGACTCATTACACCTTCTAGCTCACGTATCATAGCACCTGTACGATCTACACCACCTTCTGTTAGCTTACCGCCTTTTATAATAGTACGAGCCCACTTGTCAAAGTCATCAAGTGAGTTGACATCTTTCATCATAGAAAAAGCCTCAAACACAGCCTGTAATAACTCATCGTCACCATCTTTTGAAATCTTCAATACAGAAAGTACAGACTCTCTTGTGTCAGCCATCTCCTGTGTCATCGCATCATCTATAGCTCTTTTACGTGCCTTACCAGCACCTAACGCTCTAAATGAGTCTGACTTTACAAATCTAGCTTTCTTAGTTTCGTACAAAGCTGTAAGCATTGTGTCAACTATCTGTTTAGCTGGGCCATCTATATCATTGAGATTGACTATATCCATTATTTCTCTACCAGCTATACCTGTATCTCGTAACTGTCTTAACAGTGTACCAGACACTAGGTCAGCAATAACTACGTTCTTTGATGTCCACACTTCGACACCATCAATAACATCGTTAGTTTCGTATAACTCTTTGAGGTACTCTGCTGGTGACATATCAACAGCATTTCTACCTTGTGTTATACGCTGGTGTCCTTCTACAGCTTCTCTAAATGTAGCTGCTAGAGCTCGCCTGTCGCCTTTTGCAGCTGCCAAGTCTTTTGCAAACTTTTCACTGCTAACAAGTCCTTTGTATATACGTTCAACAGTTGCATCATCTGTACCACCTTTGAGTGCTATACGCTCACGTTCTACTGGTGTAGTTACAGAGCCTGTAGATCCTTCTTCAGAACCCCACTCGTTACGTGTACGTGATAGCTGTTGACGAGCTACTTCTGGTTCAACCTCGGATGTATGTGCCCCTTGGTGTGGTTCAGCTACAGGAGCATTTTTATCTGCTCTAAACTGTACTTCGCCCTCTCGTAGCTGTGCTATACCAGCTTCAACTGTTTGATCTTTTACACTTTTATTTCTTGCAGCTATCTGGTCAAGTACTGGCTTACTGCCTTTCTTAAGACCATAAGCTAGTCCGTCAAAAAATAGACCTATGCCCATACCTTCTACAATGTTTTTTATCTTCATCATAACAGGATGGTCTGTGTCTTTGGTAGCTAGTGGTGTGTCAAACCAGCCATATCTTTCACGCAATGCACCCATAGCGTTCATTTCGTCTGACTCTTTAGATACAAGGTCAGACACAGCACCTACAGCTGCACCTCTTGCAAGGCTACTGCTAGCTACACCGGCTAGGCCAGCTGGTATTGTAACCAGACCTGTAGCTGCCGCTGCTTTAGCTGCTGCTATTGTACCAATGGCTAATGTACCAAAGTGTACTAAGCCACGTAGCTGTTTACCCCACCATGTTTTGGTTTCGATAGGGTTATCGTAAGAGTTAAAAGGAGTCCACTCTGGTTTATAGAATCCTTTTTCTTCTTTCTCTCTTTGCATTTCACCTGATAACGCATCTACTGTACGCTCAGGAAATGTTGCAATCGAAGACGCAGTATCTTGTATACCACCAGATAGAATAGACTGCCCTTCTTTTATAAAAGCTTTAGCACCCCATGAATCGGCGTTACGAGGGTCAACTTGTTCATCAACCCTCTGCTTTTGCTCCGCTGTTTTTTCTGATTCTACAGCTTGTTCTGCTTGCTCTTTCTTTTCGTATTCATCTATAAACTCACCATATTTTTCTACGGCAGCCTTAGAAGCTTCAATATCTAAAGAGTAAGCATCACCATAGTTTGATTCTTCTATCATTTGATTCGTCGTCCTCGTCTGTTTACTCTAGGTCTTTCTAGCGGTTCTGGATCAGATATACGCTCCTTCTCGACAATCTCGTCTATCTCTTGTCTCTTAGGTATACCAGTAACAATTCTGTAACCAGCCTTAACTAAGTTATCAGTGCCATACTTTTCAAGATCTGTTATAAATACCTTTGCAACTTGTCTTTGCATACGGCCAAGATTAGTCATGTCATAGCCTTCTAGTAAAGGAAATACCTTTTTAATGGCTTGTGCTTCTTCATAGGTAAATGTTGTAGCTTCTACCCAAGCTGCGTTACTATTTACAACAGTAAGTCCAGACATAGCATTTTTACGTCTAGTAATGTTGTTTTGTAATTTTAAGAAACGCATAGCTGTTTGTACGTCTTCTGTTATCTTTTGACCGGGTTTAGCACCTAACTGCTGTAATAAGTCTAACGCTTCAAAACCACCAAAACCGTAGTAACCTATATTAGTAGCATCAAGATCATAGACAGCACTTTCTAGCTCTGCAAGAGTCATCTCTTGTAAAGATTTGACCTTTGGTAATCTAGATAGCTGTCTAGGTGTCTTACCTTTAGACTGAGCTACTAGCTTAGGTGACTCTATACTATCAAATGTATTATTAGGGCCAGCTTTCATAGCCTTAGCTGCGTCAGTAACGATTGGTAGTGACTCTGCACTTACTTGAAAGAACTTACCCTCAGTAGGTTTGTTGAGTAAAGATATTCTATCATCATCTGTATAGAACTCCATAGTTTCATCCCACTTAGCAATCTTAGCAGACTCGTCAGTTGTTAAAAGCTTAACAGCTCTAGCTCTATATAAAAACTTTTCTAAGCTAGTCATTGGTACTTTTTTACCATTGGCCATTTTAAACATAGGTACATCATCATAGAACTTGATAACATCTGTATTCATTGCACCACCACTGTCTCTCCAACCTTTAGATCTTTCAAAGTTATTTTTCTCTGCTAGGTTTGTAGCTTCTGGTGCATCTTTTAGACCTTCATCATTTATATATGACTGCACAAACTCTTGCTTGGCTTTTACTAAAGGTATACTTACAGAACCACCTATACTCAAAGGTGCATCATAAACATTGTTATCTAAGTTAGTTTTAGTTAGCTGATAAACCTTATTCATATGCTCTTGAATTGTTAGAGTTTCATCAGCTCCACTTGGTAAAGCAGCTAAAGTCTGCTCTAACTCTGGTAATGACTTACGAAACTTATCATTAAAATCAGCTACCATACGATTGTATATCATATTATCTGAGCCAACTAATTTTTTATCTGCTCCTTTATCAGCATAAATATGTTGAAGAACAGCAGTTTCTATAAAGTCTTTGTGTACTGTATTTAATTGATCTTGATATGTAGATTGTTGATTAACCTGTACATCATCCTTACCTGTATCAGCCTTAGCTAAAAGAGCATTTAGTTTGTCTGTTAGTAAGGGTTGCCCAAAAGCATCTGTATCATATAAAAGAACACCATCACCATCAACCTGATTACGTACATAATTTATCCACTTAGATTGTAGTACTACTAAGTTAGCATCACTAAGAAACTCTGCCATTTTTACAGGATTATTTCTTAGTGCAGCCATTGGTTTATCTATGTTTTCTAGATCCCACTGATATTTTAGATTTGTTTTACGCTGCTCCAAGTCATCTGCGTTAGTAGTCTGTTGATCCTGTATTGCACCAATAACACGTCTTTCAAATCTTTCTTTGAGTTGTTTAGAGACAATATTATCAGGTACATTGAGTAGACCATTATACTCTTTACCGTTTATTACAATCTTACCTTCATCTAAAAGTTTGTTTATGTTATCAGGACTAACTAATGTACCTTCGCCACCACCAAACGCATCTTTTTGAATGTCAGATATAATCTGGTCTTCTAAATACTGAAACGATAGTGGGTAAGATCCGGGAGCATTACCAAACTTTGTTGCTCTAATTTTATCAAGTAAACCACCTGTGCTAAATATAGCATCAGAGTCATTGTTAATAACAGCTTCTCGTATGTCAGAGTTTAGTTGAGCGTTTCTAGCGTTTTCTAGTTTTACTTCTTGATTAGCAGCCCACTTAGCTCGAAGACCAGCTCTGGCCTCCATCAGTTTAGGTGTGATTCTTTTTATATATCTTCTAAGAGTACGCTCGTTTGTAATATCAACACCATTTTCCAAAGCTTCATAAAGAGCTGCACCCAGTACAGTTTTTACACCTTTGTCTATTTCACCAAAAGCTTCGCCTGTAGTACTAATACCATCTAGACCTCTACCAGCCATAGTATTGCCTAACACAGGTTTAAAATGATCTCCTATAGCAGATGCAACTTTTTTTACATTAGCACCTTCTATATCTGTATGTAGTAAGTTGTATGCAGCTTCATTAGTTTGTGTCTGCTCTTCACCAGTTTGTGTCTGAGCTTCTTTTGTTAACTCAAAGTCAGCATCTTTTCTCTCAGTTTCAAGCTGTTTTTCTTGAGCATTGAATTGATTGACAACTTCGCTCTTGATTTCACCGGCTTGACCAAGCATGAACTCAAAGCCTTCGTTTTCTTTATCTTTGGCATCAGATACTTTTTTAAACTGAGCTGCTGCTGAAAAGACTCCAGCAACTTGCTTCATAGTATTAAGAAAACTACCTTGATCTTTTACTCTTTCATACTCCTTAACACTGTTAAAAAATGCCACAGTGTTGGGCATGTCAATAGTTTCTTGATTCTTAATTATAGCATCTGTAAGATCAGCTTCTTCAGATCCATAGTTGGATTTAGAGGAGCTCGTAAACGCATCACGAGCCACTCCAAGCTGTCTATTAAACTCCGACATTTACTACCTCCATGTCAACGTCTATTTTACTGTAGTCAACAGTTAGATAGTTTTGATCTATACCTACAGCCATAGGATTCTTCTTAACTACATCTTGAGCCATAGCTCCACGGAATCGTACGTCACCGCCTTTGTAGTTAAATTCATATATTTTGTAGCCTTGTGGTGATACACCAACTTCTACTACATTTTCTTTTACTCTTATATCAGATAGAGAAAAGAGAGACTTAGCACTTGCTGCAATACTTAGTCCACTCTGAGCAAGTGACAATGCACCTCCAAGTCTGTTTGTCGGTGGCATCATTACTGGTGGTGGTGGCTGTGCGGGTAATCCTAGCTTTTCTCTAGCTCTAGCTTGGAAACTTCTAAAACTACGCATAGCTTGACTCTGCTTCTGTGCAGCTTGTCTGCCAGCTACAGTTGTTACTACACCCTCAATGCCTGCTTTTGTTTGTAAATATTTAGTTAGTGCAGATCTTCCAAATGATTTGGCTCTACCACCTTCGTTTGCTTTTCTACTACGTAAATATGCAGCATAGGCTTTCTGTTGAGCTAACCTACCAGCACCTGTCTGGTACAGTATGTTCTGTCTGATGTCGCTTTGGTCACGACTCAAGCCTATAACTGATCTATCTAAGTTACGTGCAAACTGTGTTTCTCTATTCCAAAATGATAATGCTCTTTGTCTGTGAAGAGCGTCTTGTTTTTTAGCTTCGGCTCTGGCTTGTGCCCTAGCTCCAGCGTTAGCGTCTACGCACACGGCAAAATTCAATAAATGTTACATTGTTTGGCCCATGTTTTAACTTACGTAAAAACTTGAAACCTAGAAACTTTAGCAATCTAAGATGTGCTGTGTTTCTACTGTCAACTATATTCCAGAGGAGGGGCTCAGTACGGCTATCGACATACCGCTTGGCCTCTCTTGCAAATGTAATTGGGTATCGGTGTATATCTGGAGTGCATAGCATCCATATATCACCTTCTTGTCCTACTCCGGCCATGCCAGCAGTCTTGCCGTCAGGCACTGTAAAATACACGTAGGATGGGTTCTGAGACATGATAAGAGGTATGAACCTATGATCTATACCATGACCTTCTTCGACCTCTCTGAGGTCATCTGGACGGAGATTAGAGGCCACTTCTGTAGCAGCCTCCAATGTGATTGGGTGTATATAATTAGACACGTTGATAAAATCTGGGTGAGTAGTCACCTTCCCAAGACAACGCATGTAGCGTAGCTGGGGCAGGGTGTGAAGATTTGAGCTTTAAATCTACGTTTGTGTTACGTTCGTAGACTGGGATAGTTTTGATAAACTCTTCGAGATATGGTGCATCAGATGCGTCGTACTCGTCCAGTTCTGTTGATTCGTATACTTCTGTGTAGTCTGGTTTACCGACTCGTTCAAGTGTTGTTTCATAAAGTCCAATCTTTCCAAAGTGTATTTTAACTCTATGTAGAATTAAAGATGAGTTGACATCGGCAGATACCTTTTCTCCTTGACCTTTTGTAGGATAGAAGGTAGGAAATGTAACCTCGTAGTCGTAGATGTAACCTATTGTAAGTGTCACACCTGAC